TTTGCTTTTGGGGTCAAATCCCGCTTCTTTGGCAATGGCGGCTTCCGCAACCTTGCTTTTCAAGACTTTGTCATTTTTTTCCGCCATCAGCTGTCCTCTGATTTCCGGATCAAGCCAAACGGCTTTGTCATAGGCATCCTGAATGTTTGCCGCCGCGCCGCTTTTCATCAGCTGCCCCATCACCACCTTAACTTTGTCAAAATGCGGATGAACCGGATTCCCGGCTTCGTCCTTGGCTGAGATAAAACTCTCAATGGTTGACCGAAGTTCGGCCTGCCGCTGATTGGCCAGAAAACCGTTCAAAGAATTAAACCCTTGCTCTAACCGGCTTATTTTTTGCTGAAGCTGATTTTGCTCACTGTTGTTGTCATCGGCCAAATTAACGCCGTAAGCCTCAATCAACGTCTTAATCGTCCCGCGCGGGTCCTGGTTAATCGCATCTTCAATTTTCGCCAACGCTTCAAAATACTGCTGCGGCTGACTGATGCCTGACTTGCTTAACCGTTCCGACCGGGGCTGAAAAACGCTGTCAACCCACTTATAGCCGTTTAATTTGTTGCCGAAATCGCTGAAACCGCGTTCAGTCTCCTTTTCCCGCTCAGTCAGATATTTCCGCCACTCGGGCGCCAAGGTCTTAAACTTTTCAGCATATTCCTTTTTGTATGACTTCGGAGCGTCCAGATACTCGTCAACGCTTGAGGCATTCTCGGAACTCTGTTCTCCGTCTGTCATATTATTTTCGTTTTCCGGCCGGCTTTGCATTTCTGCCGAAGCAGCCAGATCTTGTAAAATGTCATCCATTCCAAATCATCCTTTTGTAATTTTTTAAAAATTCAGCCCAAAGGTCATCTCTTTGGGCTTTTTCATTACGCAGCCGAACATTTCGCCGATATTCGTCCGTGTAATCTCCTGCAAGAGCCAATTGATTGGCTCTTAAATACTTTTCGACATCCGCACTTGAGGACGCAACCGACCCATCGGGCAAAACGATTTCGTCCGTCCATTGCCTGTTAATATTAGACATCAAAATCCTTTCACATATCCGGTTGAAATATTGGCCGTAACATTGCGCCCTGCTGCCAGCTGCTCTTGCTTTAAGGCAAACTGCATCTCGGCCTCTTTGTTTTGCATGGCAATTTTGTTGTCCTCCGCCTGTTTTTTCAAAGCCAGTTCCTGACCTTTCAGCTGGTTTTGCTCTTTTTTAATCGCAAATTCCTGCTGATTTTTGGTTGCCTGGTTTTGAACCGCCATTAACTGCGGATTAGGCTGCGGCTGTTTCGGCTGGCTCAGCTGCTGCGCAATCTTGTTCAAAGCATCGTCAATCACGGCCTCAAACTGTCTGGCATTCGGCAGCGTTGCCACAATCGATATAATCATTTGCTTATACACCGGCAAAAGCAGCGGTTGAGCCGAAACCGCCTGAAACGCAGTGTTAATCATTTCATTAATCGTCTTCACCGCGCTTAAAGCCTTTTCGGCCTCGGCATCCTGATTAAAGACGGTGTCGGTCTCAATCCCAAGCGCCATGCCGCGCAGCTTTTGCGTCTTCAGCAGCTCGACAGCCTGCATTAAAACCTTCGGCGGCGTATTCGGAACAAACGCGGCCAAAGTCTCGGCATCAAACCTTTCGCAGATAATTTCCGCTTTGATTTTGAACAAATCGCAGATAAACCGCTGCATATCGTTCTGCCGGTCCTGATTGCGCAAACTGCCGAAATTAGTCTTTTGCTTCACCGCCTGCGCCGTCTCCCGCGGGTCTGAATTGCCGCGCATAATGTCAGATACGCCGGTAATTTCAAACAATTCGGCTTTAATCTCCGCCCGGCGCTGCGCTAAAGAACTCAAAACGTCGATATATTGTTTAATCGGTGCAAAATCGATAATTCCGGCAATTCCGCCGGCGTCTTTAAGCTTCTGAAAGTCAGAAACGGCCACCAGCGTCACTTCTTTGTCCAGAATATTAGCCAGCTCGGGGAAAGCCTTGTCATAAGCACCGCTGACTTTCAAAGCCTTCATTGTCAAACGCATCCGCTCGGTCAAACCGTCCATTTCTTTGAGCAAAGCTCTTATTTCCCGATAATCCGGCACCGGAATAAGGCTGTCGTTGGCCTGCGTTGCAAAAATCGGCTTCGGCATCGGAAAAAATCCGTTAAGTTTCAGCAGATCGTCGCTAACCTTCAGAAAATCGGTCTTGCACACTTTTGACAGCCAATAAATGCGGGAAGTCTTCTTATCCCAGATTTTATAAACCAGCGTATCTTTGCCCTGATATTCCTTTTCGCCCGGCTCAACAATAAGGTCTTTGACCTCCTCGCCGAAAGCGTCAATCACTTCCTGCTTGGTCATCCATATTTTGCGGGCAACCCAGGTCACATCCTCCCAGATTCCCACTTTTTCGACATCGGCAATAAAATCAACCGGATCAATATACGAGGTCACCACTTTTTCTGACTTTTTCAGCGGCAGCAAATCGCCGTTCTCGACAATATCCTCAAATTCCGCCTCATATTTTTCTTCAGCCAGCCCCATGCCGGAAATCAGAAAGTCGTTCCGCACATATTTAATCACCGAGTCAAAATCAAACTGCGCCAAATCCCAGGCCAAAGCCTTTTCAATAATCTTGCAGGCCACCATTTCCGCCGGATCGGATGTTTTTTCCTTACGGTCCACATAAGGCCGCGGCTGCTTGAAATATAAAAAAGGCTTCATCGTCTCTACGGAAGCCCAAAAAATACTATGCTTGTTTTTTTTGCTCTCGTTTTTGTAATATTCCCGCGTTTCTTTGATCAAATCGTGAAACGGCTCATACTCCTTTTCAGCCTTTGTAATTCGTTCATGCCACTGTTTAACCTTTTCGGCTTCTGACATTGCTTTCTCGTCTTCCGTTTCCATTCTTAATCCTCATCAGTAAAAACACCCAAAAGCGAGCTTTCCCGCACCACAACCACCTCAGGGTCATAGCTCGGCAATTCGTCAAACACATGGAACAGCACTCTGTCCCCGACTTTGACTGATGAAACATCCGGTCCGATAGCCTCAACAATCCCGATTGTCTGCTCGCCCTCGTGACTGTCGGTCAGAATAATCCCGCCGGACGTTGTCTTCTCTTTGGCATCTAAACGAATAAACACCCTGTCCAATACAGCTTTTACCATTCCATAGTTCCCTTTCCTGCATCGTTAAACAAATCGTCAAAAGTGACATAACCGTTGCCGTAGAGCTTCGGTTTCCCGGTGTCATAAACCGGCTCGGCAAACGTCAGCGCCAAAGCGTCCGCCTTATCCGGCGAACGACCGACACGCTTTTTAAATTCTTCTTTATCTTCCAGTTGCAGCTGGTCTTGTGCCACTTTCACCCGCTCAATACCGCACAGCTCGTCAAACAATTCTTCATCCTCGGGCAACTGCACCGGCAAATCCTGACGCAGCCATTGATTAACCGCATCCCACATTTCGGCACGCTTGTTTTTATACCGGTCCCGAGCGATAGGTTTTCCGCCGAAGTTAACCCCTTTGACCACTTCGCTAAATCCCCGATGGTTCAAAATGTCATAAACTCCGGCGCCGCTGTTGCCCAAATCAAGAAACAGTCTGGCCGGCTGATAATCCTTGATGAATCGGGTTGTCAAATCAGCCAGCTCCACCGTATCAAATCCGCGCAGAACATGCAGACGGTAACACCACCGTCCTCGACGAAAACAAAAGACGCTGCGGTCACTGCCGGCGCGGGCAATATCCAAACCAATCACCAGCGGCGAAGTGCTACCGTCCATCTTAGGCACAAAAGCCTCCCGGACAGTATCGGCATTAATCAGCTTATAATCGCCTTGCGCCAAAGGTTCTCCCAGCCAAATATGGCAATAACCTTCATAATCGACGCGTTTGCTTTTTTCCGCCTGTATCTTTAATTCAGCCGGACAAAACGGATTGTCATAATAATTAACCTTGCGAACCAATGTACGCTCATCCGGATTCGCCGCCAGAATTTTCCACAATGGGTCATTAACTTCCATCCGGTTCATCGAAATCCATATTTCACTGCCGTCTTTACGAATAGTCGGGTCCAAAATCTCCCAGCTTTTCTGCGTAATGGTCTGCGCTTCTTCAATCCAGGCAATATCCACACCTTCCAGAGATTTAATCTTTTGCGGATCCTGATCGCGCAGCCCTTTGAAAATAATCCGGCTCCCGGTTACCAGATTGTCAATGCGGTCTTCATAAACCCGATAATCATTAAGCTGATAATGACTGATGCGGTCACAGAGCAGCTTATAAACCGAATCTTTGATAGAATCCTGAATTTCACGCAAACAGGCGACAAACAGCTTGCGTTGCCGCGCTTTCATTAAAATGCTGTCGGCAAAAGCATACGACTTTCCGCCGCCGCGGCCGCCGTGATAAAACTTATATCGCCAGTTTTCCAGCAACAAAGGCTTAAACGGCTCCGGTATCGTTACCCGCACCGGCACGGCCTGAGCG